CTCGGCGGCGGTGTTGCGAGGATGGGGTTCGGAATCCCCGCCCACCGAAATGCGGCAAGTGTAAACCGTGAAATCGGGCAGTGAATCGGCATCCAATCGGGAAACGCCGAGTGGACCAACAGTACATTCGGGAGAACTTCGGTTAGAAAGTGAAAGTACTCCGTCGACCACTGATAGTTCAGATGAAGAACAGTTGCAGTGGGAAGCACCGATGCCTGACGGCGTGAAAGGGTCTGGGTCGGAAACCAGACCGTGTGAGGGGCATACAGCGCATCCGAAAACCCAAACCGAGCGATGTTCGCCCGCGTCTCGTCTTCACGGCAGAGAATTCGAGGGGGATTGCGCGTCGCAGAATGAACAGCAGTCGGGCGAGGTCCAGTCTGTGAGGTTCGATGGAGATGGGGGTTGAGCGTGACAAACAGATCGATATAGGGAACCATTTGTAGAGTAGGGTGAGACTTACATAAGTTAGTTCGCTCCCTCCTTCAGATCGTCGTCGCACAAGAGACGTGTCTTTCGGAGTTCATACAGCCGCGCAAGTCGCTCATCCACGACTTGAGTTGGAAGCGGGCGAAACTCTGCCTTTTTCCGAGGCGAGACAGACGTGGTTTCAATCGGAGCCACGTAATAGACTGCAAGCGATTGCCGTCCCAGTCCTTCGGGGCACTGAACTGGGTGGGGAAGTCCATGGTACGAAATATCACTCGTTCGAAAGAGAACAGCTCGGTTTCGGAGCGGAGGAATAGATGTCACACAGTGCGTGAACTCGCGATCCCACAGTTCCAGAGCGCCTCCCCATGCAGCATCCCACGTGTCGTTGAGATAGACGATGAGATTCACGCGGCGTTCCAGTCCCGTGATCGGGTGAATTGAGTAATCAAGGTGCATATCCAGCTTTCCACCGCGCGGATGGTAATGAAGTCCAGCTCCATGGAGATGCGGATCACTCTGCAGCATCGGAATCCCCGTCAGCGCCGCAATCCGCTGAACAAAGGCATCGCTCTGAAGAGCCGCAAAGACGTTCGTCGTGTGCGGGCGCGATGTGAACGTGTTCAGTGTATACTTTTTCTCAATGGGGTTCCAGTATCGGTTCCACCCCGTCTCGGACGTCGGAGATCCGAACTCGTGAAGAAGCTCTGCAAACGCGTCCTCCGTGAAGAATGAATCGAGAATGCAGTGCGGAAAGGGTTCTGCTGACTGAAAGTCGCCGTGAACCGTCCACTCTCCGAACATTTACTTTCTTCCCAGACCAATTGTGGCGGGGTTTACCCAGAGCTCATTGTGCGCCGCAGGACCATCGAAGCGAAACCCGTGCTGACGAAGGAGGTCGCGACAGGCTTCATTCATCTCCGACGCCTCTCCGCCGCCGACTTCCATGCACAGCACATGCACTGGAATGTCCCAGTCCATCGTCTTCAGAACCTCGTATTCGGAGCCTTCCACGTCCAGCGACCAGAAGTCAATGGACCGAACCTTTGCATCATGAAGGAGATCATCAAGTCGGCGACACTCGACGCGGATCGTTCCGGCGTTGGCTTTCTTATGCCAGCCATCGTAGAACTGTTGCGTCGTAAACTCCTTGACGGAACTGACGGCTCCATTGACGTAGATCTCCATGGGGTCTAGACTTGACGAGATAATGCAATTGTAGACCTGCGACCTCGGGCGATCGCGACAACACTTCTCGTAATTGTGCGGAATGGGTTCAATGAGGACTCCAGACCACCCAAGCGTGTCCTCGAAGAACTTCGTATTGGAGTACGTCACGCCATCGAGGGCTCCCATCTCAAGGAAGGTCCCATTTCGCTTGGTCTGGAAATAGCGTTCGAAGACGATCTTATCTTCGCCACACTGCCCATAGAAGACGCGGACGGGAGGTTGAGCACGTCTGGTCACAAAGTTAATCACGCTCATTTCTTGTACTAAGCTCTCACTCTGTAAAATGAAGTCGGAGCTCCGACGTCATTTTGTGGGGTTTCCCCCGTGTTCCTCCCCCGACGACCGTTGAAGTTCTGGTGTTTAGTTGGAGTACGCGAGGCCGCCCATGCCGGACATGACACGGAGGACGTTGTAGTTCACGGCGTACACGCGGACCTGCGCAGTGCGGCCAGAGCGGACAGTGTTGACGGACACCGTGAGCTGGAGGGTCGCCTTGTCGATACGGGAGAAGTTGCAGGTGCCGCTGGGCTGGTGCTCCTCGGGCTTGAGCGCGAAGGAGTACACGTTGATGCCGCGAGTGGGGGTGCGGCTGTGGTGCTGGTAGGCTGGACGCGGTCGAAGTAGCGACCCTCGCGCTCCGTGAAGCGGTCCTGGCCGTTGAGCTGGAGCTTGGCGACCTCCACGGGGTTCTTGCCCTCGCAGCGAACACCGGAGGCGAGGATGACCTTGGCGAGGAGGTAGTTGGTGGTGGCCGCGAAGACCTCCTCCCCGAGGTTGGAGCCAGAGTCGAGCCAAGAGGGGCCAGACAGCGACGGGCCGGGGTTGATGCCGAGGCCGGGCAGGTAGGGGCCAGACGGGCCGTCCGTGCCCGTGGTGGGGATCTGGGGGCTGATGCCGTTGGGGTTGAGGGCCGCACCGCCGCCGCCGAGGGAGCCACGGCCGAGGATGTCCATGACAACACCCTCCGTGGTGAAGTCGTCCGTGTAGTTGAACGGCTGGCAGCCGTTGACCTCCGCGATGAAGTTCTGGCCGGGGGTGCAGTCGACGAAGGAGTCGCGCTGAACAACCCAAACAAGCTCCTTGACGGGGTGGTTGAAGTTCAGCTGGATCTTGTTGGACGAGGAGGTGATCGACTCGGCGCCAGTGTACTGGAGCTGCTCGATGAGGTACTCGTGGGTCTGCTGGGCGAACCGGCGGCGCTCCTCAGTGTCGAGGTAGATGTAGTCGATGTAGAGGGACGCGGCGGTGAGGGACTGGATCGCGGTGGAGGCGGTCGTCGCGTTGATCTGCTCGTAGTAGCAGCAGTTGATCCACTGCTCGAACTCGACGTTGATGCGAACCTCGTGGTACTGGAGGGCGATGAGCGGGATCGCGAGGCCGGGGTTGCGGCAGAACCAGAACTGGAGGGGGATGTAGAGAGTCTTGGCCGGGGTGCCCGCGCGGGGGGCGCAAGAGTTGGTGAGCTCAGCGCCGGCGCAAGAGGCATCGAGGGAGTAGCCCTTGCGGTCCTTCATGAGGACGAGGTCGTGGCTGTTGCCGATCATGTCATCGAGCGCGTCGATGGTGCCCGCATCCTGGGTGAGCTGGGTCCAGATCTGCATCCAGTCGCCGTACTGGCGGTCGATGCGCTGGCCGCCAATCTCGAGCTCAACCACCTTGATGAGGCGGTGGCCGATGTAGTTGAGCCAGCGGAAGCGGTTCAGGTTGGTAGAGCCGTTGACGAGGTCGACGGCGGGGAGGACAACCTGGACGTAGGTGCGGTACATCAGGTCCGCATTGCGGTTGATGACGGCGGTGACGCGCTTGTTGAAGTCCGCCTGGCCGTTGAAGGTGACCTCAATGGACTCCATGGCGAAGTTCGTGTGGCGCTTGTAGAGGATCTTCCAGAAGGTGATCTGGGGAGTACCCGTGATGTAGATGTCCTGCGCACCGTAGCTGACGAGCTGAAGAAGACCACCACCCATTTCGTGTTATGTACCATCGCAACACTTTTTTCTTCAGGGGTCGGCGCACGGAGTTTACGGCGAACCGCACACAAGTAGAAAAATGGACGTCACCGATACCGCTCTCGCCGCGTCCGCTGGAATTGGTCTCGCAATCTGCGCTGCGTGCGCCCTTGGCTATGCCTGGCGGACCTCTCGTCCTCCGAGGATGAAGCCCTCACGCTCTGACACCGATCTCACTCTCATTCTCGAGAATAGCATTCCCTCCTCCTCTGCGCTCTCCATTCGTCGTCCTCCTGAGGACCCGACTATTGAAGCACCATCCGGGGGACGATATGCATAGCTTCGAGTTCCTGAACCCACAGCTTCATCGCATACGGAATCGTCTTCGTGACGAACTCCGTCTGATTCCCGCAGGCTCCGCAGGAGTAGATTCCCTCGAGTTCATTCACAACCGCCAGGGTTCCACATGTCTTGCAGATTCCCGTCGGGAACGGGTCTGACACATCCATCAGACGTTCCTTCGTGAACGCGGCCACACCGTGCGACAACATACAGTCGCGCTCCATTTCTCCAACGCGGAGACCCCCATCCCTCGCCCTGCCCTCACACGGCTGGCGGGTGAGGCTTACGATGGGTCCGCGTGCCCGAGAATGCTTCTTGTCAATCACCATGTGCTTCAGGCGCTGATAGAACGTCGGTCCCATGAAGATTTCGGCCTCCATCATCTCGCCGGTCTGCCCGTTGTAGAGCATCTCATTTCCGTAGGACTGGAGCCCGAGCTCCTGCATATGCTGCTTGAGATCCGCAACCTTCATGTGGTCATACGGTGTTCCATCGCCCAGCGTTCCACGGCGCACACCAATCTTGCCGTAGATGTTCTCCATCAGCTGCGCAATCGTCATACGAGACGGAACTGCGTGCGGGTTCATGATGAGGTCGGGACGCAGACCAGCTGCCGTGAAGGGCATATCCTGCTCTTCGAGGAGCATTCCGACGGTTCCCTTCTGCCCGTGACGGGAGGAGAACTTGTCGCCGATTTGGGGAACACGCTCCGACACCACGCGGACCTTGATGAACGGATAGCCATCGGAGTTCTTGTCCTGCCAGACTCCATCGATGCGGCAGGGCTCGGTGTTCTTGTGGGTTGTGCTCGCATCGCGGTAGGCGTAGCCCGCCGTGTCGTTGCGAAGGTTGACGACCTTGCCAATCACGACATCGTTCTCCTGCAGTGTCGCATTCAGGATGGGGAGACCATTCTCGCCGATGGCGGCATACGAGCTGTTCTTGTACTTGCGCGTCGCGTGCTTCTGCGGCTTCATGAACTTCTCCTCCCGACCCGAGGTCACATTGCGGTGCTCCTCATCCTTGTACATCGTGTAGTAGAGACCACGCATGAACCCGCGGTTCACGCTGGAGCGATTCATGATGATCGAGTCCTCCTGATTGTAGCCTCCGTAGCAGGCGATGGCGACAATCGCATTCATGCCAGCGGGCATCTCGTGCATCTTGAGGATGTTCATCGACCGGGTCTCCACAATCGGGCGGGAGAGCGAGCAGAGCATGTAGCCGTTCTTGTCGAGGCGCTTGGCGTAGTTGCCGGCGTAGACGCACATCGACTGCTTGCCCATGGCCGACTGATAGGTATTACGAGGCGACTGGTTGTGGTCCGAGAGCGGGATACTGGCGGCCATCTGCCCGAGGATGAGACTGGGATGGAGTTCGTAGTGCGTGTGCTGCGGCGTGCACTCGCCACGGCTGGACGCAATCCGGAGCGTCTCCGTCTCCGAGGCATCGATATACTCGAGGCAGGTCTTGAGCCAGGTGGTCCAGTCCGAGCCCGGTGCAGCCATCGGGCAGCCCACGCGAACCACGGGGCGAACCAGGCGTCCGCTGTCGGTCTCGATGATGATGTTGTTGAGGAGCGTGTACCAAGCGATGGAGAGGTGAGGATGGAGACGGAAGGAATGCTTGGCCGCGCGCAGAGTATCCGTCAGAGTCTTCGGGTCCTGGGTGTAGCCGACGATGACGCCGTTCACCGTAATCGCGGTCCCAGAGTGAACCATTGGTTCACGGACCCAATCAATCCCCTTGCACTCCTGAAGGAAGTGGAGGACGGTCATGCTGGGAATGTGCTGCGTGACACTCGCGAGGAGACTCATGGTCTTCACAATGCCGACCGAATGGCCCTCTGGCGTCTCCACGGGGCAGACGAACCCCCAGGACGTGCCGTGCAGCTTGCGGGGCGCGAGAAGCTTGCCGGACTTCTCCACCGGTGTCTGGATGCGGCGGAGGTGAGACAGCGTCGCAGAGTACGACATGCGAGCCAGCACCTGCGAGACACCCACCTTGGTCGCGTTCGAGAGGGAGGTGGACGACGACGTTCCGAGGCCCTGGACCGTGAAGTTGCCCGTGGCGAGCGCCTGCTTCAGCTTGCCCTCGATGGTCGAGAGCTTGAGGATCTTGTAGAGGTTGTTGATGTTGAGAATCTCCATCGGACGAGGACCGGTCTCCCCCTTCTTCCAGGCGTCATTGTTGACCTCCTGGACGAACTCGTTGCGCGTGTCATTGCAGACCTTCTGGAAGAGCTGGCGGAACAGATGGGTCAGCAGCGCACCGGTCGTGACGACACGCTTGTTCGGGTAGGCATCGCGGTCGTCGAGCTGGACCTGCCCCTGGTCGGTGAGGAGGAGGCGACGAATCATGCTCGCGGTCAGGAGGGCCTTGCGGGCATTGTGGACAGACGGTGCCACGGCCTCGCCCGCGAACTTGACGTGAGGCAGATACTCGCTCGTGAGGAGCTGGCGGACATACGCGTTCTTATCCTCCTGCGTCGTGCCGTACTGCAGGTTGCCCGCGAGATAGGTGATGGCCTCCTCCTGCGAGAAGACGCCTAGCTCTGCACACTCACGGAACGAAGCTCCCAGGAGGTCGACGTGGGGGTCATCGAGGTTCCCCCAGACCAGTCGGGCGACCTCCGCGTCAGTCCGAATCCCCAGCGCACGAAAGTACACCATAACAGGAATGTCCTCACGGAAGCGGGGCACGCAAGCAAGCAGAGGATACCCAAATCCATTGAACTTGGACGAGAGTCGGATCTCCAGTTTCTTCGGGGGCATCGTGAAGGTCTCAGAGAGGGACTTCAGCTCGACAGAGTAGGAGTGCTTGGAGCTGGCCTTCTTGGACTGAAACACCATGATGCGATTGTCTGCAACCTTCTCCTGACAGAGGATCGTCCGCTCGGACCCATGGATGAGAAAGTAGCCCAGAGGGTCATGCGCACACTCTCCAACTTGCTCGAGAGACAGGGGGTAGTCCTTGAGGAGACAGAGAGAAGAGCCAAGGAGAACAGGCAGCTTCCCCAGGCTAATTCCCTCAAAGACACGGGACTCCTCGGTGCAGGTTGCATACGTGTCTCCAGTATACGTCTTCGCGGTAAACCGAATGTCCGCGTGCATCTGCGCCGCATAGGTGAAGTTGCGGACGCGCGCCTCCATCGGGAGCATCGGCTTGATGCGTCCCGTCGCCTCGGTGATGCGCGGCTTCATGTAGGAGATGTTCTCGAAGGTCAGCGTGAACTCGTACTTGTACTTCTTGTGGACCGGGTGCTGCTCGTGCCAGACCTTGATGGGCGGCGTCGACTGGACGATGAGGGGAAGCTTGTTGCGAATGAAGTCCTCATAGGAATCGACCTGGTGATCAACGAGGCGACGAACGCCATTGGCGAAGTACGACTTGACGGCATCCCAGCATGGATCGGTCATGGTATCTGTGTGCTGGACGTCTTCCGTAAACTTGTTTGTCCGTTTTCAAACAAGAGCGATGCCCGAGTACAAAATCGTCAAGACGGGCGGTGGACCCCCTCCCCAAGTCGCTGCGACGCGAAAGACAATTCCGAAGGTCCATAAGAAGACCATGCGCACGTACCCGCGCGGGGTGCTCAAGCGGGGTGGGAAGGCGGTGGCCGGCATCAAGGCTGTCTCAGACCCTGCGAAGCCTCCGCCGATGTCCTCTGACCGGAAATCAACCCTGCGCATCCTGACGGAGAGTGGCGCCAGACGCCGTCGGGAGACGATTCACAAGAAGGTAAAGGCGATGGGCGATGCCGAGATTCGCAAGACCCTTCGCAGGTCAGGTCTTCCCGTGTCGGACAAGACTCCGCCGCACATCGCCAAAGAAATTCTGGAAGGCGGATTGGAGGCCGGGATGATTGTCTCCAAATGAAGTAATGACGGCTGTCTGGGGTCCCCTTGGGTGGATGACCCTTCATTCCGTTTCAACGCTCTATCCGGAGGTTCCGACGCAATCAGAGAAGGATTTGATGACACAATGGCTCGGGATGTTCACCGATACGATCACGTGTCCGTATTGCCGCGACCACTTTCGGTCGATGCGACAGGCCTACGAAGCGAAGTTCCCAGGCTACCTTAACTCTCGCCAAGCCTTCGCGATGTTTGTGTTCCGAGCGCACAATGTCGTCAATGC